ACATAAACGGAATGCAAGAAAAAGAAATAACTAAAAAAGAAGCGTTGTCGCTAACTAAAAAACGCATCAAGATAATGGGTTATAATTGGAAAGACTTGGAAAGCGCGAAGCGACACCGACCTTTATCGGATATGCGCAAGGTTGTATGTAGTTACCTATATGAAAACCGTTGGACATTTCCACAAATCGGAAAGCTTTTGAATATGGATCACAGTTCAGCAATATATCACCGCCGAACATTTAACGAACTACTACAAACCGATGACCAAATGCAAACGCTTTGGTTACAATTTAAGAATACAAAATGACCGCACGAAAAGCGAAACGCCACATCAACGAATCAGACGACTATCTTGTTCTTAGTAGATTGCGCGACACAATACTTGTAGACCACAAGGACAACGATTCGTTTAACATTATATTAGACTTAGCAGTTGCTAACCCACATTTCTTGGGATTGCTAAAGTCTGTAATCAAATCAGTAGATGAATATACAAAGCAAGAAGATACCGATAAGTCAGATTCAAGTCGACCCGAAGAACCCAAGGATTCTCAACAAGACGAAATTCAAGAAGCTGAAGTCATCGATTGAGAACTTTCCTGAAATGCTAGAAGTGCGACCTATCGTCGTGGCCGATGGTATTGTGGTAGGTGGGAATATGCGACTACTCGCAATGAAGGATTTAGGATTCCGCGAAGTCACAGCCATTGACGTTACCGATTGGACACAAGGCCAACGCGATGAATTTATGATTAAAGACAATCTAAACTTCGGCGACTGGGACTACGATATACTTGCTAACGAATGGGAAGGTACTGACCTAGATAATTGGGGACTTGACTTATGGCAAGAAGATGAAGAACCTAAAGAAGAACCTAAGCCACAAGGTATCAAGATTGAATTTAACGAAGACGATTTCGACACCGCTAACGAACTAATCAACGCACTAAAGAATTCAGACACCTACATTGGGGGGATAGTCTTGGACGCTTTAAGGAAGCAATTCAAATAACCCAAATGGCACACAATAAAAAAGACTTTCTCGAAGCACTTGAACGATCACTTGGTGTAGTAACCACCGCCTCGAAAGCGTGTAACATAGGAAGGCGAACACACTATCGTTGGCTTGAAGAAGACGAAGACTACGCTGATGCGGTTAAGGACATACAAGAAAGCGCAATTGACTTTGCCGAAAGTTCATTACACCAACAAATCAAAAACAAGATACCGAGTAGCACCATCTTCTATTTGAAGACCAAAGGCAAACACCGAGGGTATGTAGAGAAGCAACAAATAGAAGTTAACGAACCGAAGCCTTTTAAGTGGTTTGACGATGAATGAATACGACAAAGAACCCGACGCTGACAAAGAACCTTACAAATGGTTTGTGTATTGGTTTTATAGACTGAACCCGGATTTACATAGTCCGTACTGGAATGTACCACCGGCAACTGACGAAGACCGCAAAAGAATATCGACAATTACTTTTCGCGATTGAAGCAACCGAGTACATACTACCACGTTAAAAAGTCTAAAGCAAAGATTCAAGTACACCAAGGGGGTACACGTTCGGGCAAGACCTATTCTATTTGCCAAGCGTTAATTGAATTGTGCTTTAAGAACAAGGGTGCGGGTATTGTTATCACAATAGTTAGAAAGACATTCCCTGCATTAAGGGCATCGGTAATGCGTGACTTCTTCGACGTACTAACTAAGGGGGGTAACTACTCCGAAGAACACCACAACAAGTCACAAGCAACATATACCTTGTTTGGTAATCTTGTTGAGTTCATTTCCGCCGATCAGCCACAAAAATTGCGCGGACGTAAAAGAACGCTGTTGTACATTTGTGAGTGTAACGAATTATCACTCGAAGACTTTCGTCAGTTAATTTTAAGAACCACGGATAGGGTGTTCCTATGTTACAACCCAAGTGACCAATACCATTGGATCTACGAACACGTTCTTCCACGCGAAGACGTTGACTTCTTCCAAACCACCTACCTTGACAATCCATTCCTAGAACAAAGTGTTATTGACGAAATAGAACGCTTTAGAGAAACCGACGAAAACTATTGGCGTATATATGGCCTTGGTGAACGTGGTGTCAATGTATCGGCTGTATTCCCGCAATGGCAAGTCGCTGATGACATACCAGAACGGGCAAAGCTTGTCGCGTATGGGTGTGACTGGGGGTTCACTAATGATCCAACCGCAATCGTTTCAGTTTGGCGTGAAGACTATTCTTTGTATATTAAGGAACACCTTTATTCAACCGGTCTAACAAATAGGGATATCAGTATGGAACTTGACAAGCTTGAACTAGACAGGACACCAATCATTTGCGATAGTGCTGAACCAAAGTCGATTGAAGAACTACATCGCTTAGGGCATAACGTCAAGCCGTCAAAGAAAGGTCCTGATAGTATTCGCTTAGGCATCGACATAATGAAACGCCATAAGTTATATATACTAAAAGATTCATTAAACGCACAAAAGGAATTTAGAAACTACCGATGGGAAACAAATAAAGACGGCGTTCAGCTTTCGAAACCTATCGATAATAATAACCACATAGTCGATGCGGTGAGGTACGTTTGTATCAATCGCATTGGAACACCTTATTCAGGTAAATACTTTATATCATAATGGAAATAATCGTACCCGATTCAATGGCGGATGTTTCAGTCAAGCAATATCGTGACCTCTCAAATATCGACCTTGAACAAGACACAACGGAATGGATGTCACAATCGATTTCTATTCTTTGTAATATAGACAGCGTAATTGTTGACAAACTAACGCTTAATGAATTAGATAAAATAGGCGAAGTAATTAACAAGGTAACAGACCCCGACCAAAACAATCAAGAACTTCAAAAGAAGATTGACTACAAAGGCAAGCGTTATGGCTTTCACCCTAACCTGTCAAAGCTAACTGTTGGCGAATTTGCTGACTTAGAATCTTATTGCAATGGTGGGTACTTTGAGAACTTGAATGAAATCATTGGAATATTGTATCGACCAATCGTAACCGAAGGCGGTGATTTCTACACAATAGAAGACTACGATGCTGTTGTTTTTCCTAACTATTGGGACGACTTGAAGATGGACGTTGTATTAGGAGCAACCAATTTTTTTTTGTCTACCGCCGAAACCTTAACGAACGCTTTAGTCAGCTATTCAAAGGCGGAACAGGAACAAACATAATTGCTCAAAAATGGGGGTGGTATTCTATTATATACAATTTAGCAGGCGGCGATCCCTTAAAAATAGAAGATGCAACCTTAATTGAAATAGAATCGGCCTTTACATATTTAGCTTATGAACAAGACCTAAACCGACAAGACAAGTCACCTGACGCAGAACAATACCGATGAAATCTTATATCCAAATAACGAACCTACTTCAAACGATAACGAACAATCATTTGATGCTTCAGCACTTTGCGGCCGGTCCTTTAGACCAAGTTGATATTGAAAAGCTAGGTCAAACCGACTACCCGTTTTTATATTGTGAAATCCTTGGTGCAAACATCGACAACGGTGTTATGAGTTATGACCTTGAATTGATGGTTGCCGATATGATTCAACCGGATTTAACCGACAGGAATCAAGTCTATTCGGACACGCTTCAAATACTTCACGATGTATTGAATCAATTCATTCAGTCGCTTGCAACAACGAACACCACAGTCGATGACGATTACAAAGTGGAACTACCAATTACTTGCACACCATTCACGGCAAGGTTCGATAACGAATTGACGGGATGGAGTGGATCACTAACCATAGAGGTGTCGAATAAAAACGACCTTTGTATTGCACCCTTTAGTTAATGGCTAAACTACAATTCACAGTAGGTGGTGTAAGCTATCCGGCAACGCACACTAAAAAGGCATTAGAGTTCATCGGTAAGCGTTGGCGTAAGAACGCAAGAACATCGCTGAAGATGCAAGGCCGTATTAACACGGGTGCGCTTTACAATTCAATGAAGGTTTTTGTAGGGGCTAATCAACACGCGATGTATGTAAACATAACACCCGACGTTGACTATTGGGAATACGTTGATAAGGGTGTTCAAGGTGCTTCAAAGAATATCTTTCCTAAACAATCAGATTCGCCGTTTAAGTTTGGTAGTGGAAGGGGCAAGCCAGGACTAAGAGGGGCGATTGACCGATGGACGACACAAAAGAACATTCAAGGCACACGCGACGCACAAGGTCGGTTCGTCCCACGCAAGTCGATAGTGTTTGCGATAACTAGGGCGGTATGGACTAGGGGCTTGAAGCCGTCGTTATTTATAAGCGGAACGTGGAAGCGTTTTAGAATTAAAGCCCTTAACATTTTAGCCGTTGCAGTTGGTGAAGATATGGCTGAAGCAATCAAACAATCATTACAAAAAAACCCTAATCTCGACGTGAAATGAGTATGACCGTAAGACAACGCCCGGACACCGCAGATGTACACGGCGTATTTGAACAACAAATGTATGTGATATCTTCAACCGAATATTCCGGTGGTTCGTATTACAAATTTCGCTATATCGCTGAATGGTATGTTGCAGGAACTAAAGTCGCAACGGTAAAGGTATTTCCTAACACTGAAGGGTGTGGTGTATTTAGGGTCGAACAAATAGTGCAAGACTTTATGGCGATAACTAAAGCCGACCAAAACGCTTCAACAAATCAGATATACAATAAGTCACTTCACCTTCTAGGTCTTAACGTCGTTGCCGATTCTTGGTCACTAAGCAATGGCGAGAACTACCGGAAGATTGAAATGCGTTTTAAGCAAGAATATTCCGCAACTGCTACAGGCAATCCGGTTGTTGATGCTGTTAATAAAATAGACGGGGAATATATTGATTACATAATGACGGCGGGGTTAAGAAGAAACATTAAAGGAACACCCGCCACTTGGGACACTGGTATTCCGCAATTCTTACACGACGAAAATTGGCTTGATGCATATATTCCTAAAACCCAAAGTTCACTAGTGTTAAGCGACCGCCAAGCCGATAGTAGCTTTGTAAGCACAACCGCAAGCAATGTCCCTGTTGTACATCAAGACGTTACATTAAAGGACTGTAGAACCTTTGGCGTTTTAATGGACGGTACAGCACCAACAGCGTCAACGGCTGTATCAGCGTGGATAGGAACATACAATTC